AGACATGGGTGGAACCAAAAGACGAGGTAGAAAATTGGAGCCGAGTTGTATTAAATATGTCAAGATCAGTTAAACATTCAGTCTTAGAAAACATAAACAAAGAAGTATTCGATTCTAAATTCATAGTAGACCTTGATTTGAGAACAAGTGGATTACAAATGAAAAAGAAATCATTCATGAATTTAGAAGTTAATCTATTTCTCCTCGAACCCATGGACTTCAAATCACCAAAATTAAAAAAACACGTTAAAAACATCATCAAAGAAATATATGGAGATGTTATGAACAAAAACAAATACTTTAAATTTTACCTAACAAAAAACGGAAATCAAAAACCAATAAAGAAAGAAACTGAAACTATTTAGTATTTATTAATAAAATATTAAATGAGCGATTTAAAAATATTAGGTCCAAGAGATTCAGGTCGTGGTATTCTTGTTGAATACGATGCTGGATATATAGATCCGAATGAAAGAAGAAACTTAAGCTTTATTAGAGAAAATAAAGATATATCGGATCACTCAAAACCATTTGAGTTTTATGCGGTTTTACAGAAATATAATACCCCAAATAGAAATGGTAGAGTATACCCTGAAAAGATCCTCAAAAGAGAGGCTGAGAACTATAAAAAGATGATCAATAAGGGTATTTCCCTTTCAGAGTTAAATCACCCTGAATCGTCTTTAATTGACCTTGATCGAGTATCACACATTATTACAGATATATGGTGGGATGGTCCTGTGTTGTTAGGTAAACTTAAACTATTAACAAGTCCTGGTTTCCATGAAAGAGGAGTTGTTTCCACTAAAGGAGATTTAGCTGCAAACTATCTTCGTCAGGGAGTAACGTTAGGCATATCTTCTCGTGGTGTGGGTTCACTTAAAAAGGTTGGTGAACAAAATGAAGTTCAGGATGATTTTGAGTTAATTTGTTTTGATTTAGTATCATCACCATCAACACCAGGAGCATACTTGTTTAAAGATCCGAGTGAAAGAATGAACTATGAAGAAAACTTGGATGAAGAAAAAAGGGTACAAGCTGAAAGACATGTTGGTGAAACAGGAGCTAAATCACTTGACTTAATGAATAGATTGTCCGATTATTTGAATAAATAAAAAAAATTATGGACGAAAAGTATTTTGTAGCAAAGATTACCACAGATATCGTTGATACTGAAACAGGTAAAGTTAAAAAAGTAAGAGAAGAAAAATTAGTTCGTGGATTTTCACCGACTGATGTTGAGGCTAAGGTTACGAAAGTTTATGAAAATTATTCTATGGATTGGAGAATCACTTCAATTAGTGAATCAAAAATTGACGAAGTAATCGAAGGTTAAGAATAATAATAATTTTCTGGAAATGGGAAAGGACAAAAGTGTCTTTTCCCATTTTTTTTTGTCTTAAATGTCCGTAAACCGAAATTTTTTGTAAATGATAGATATTTATTTGAAAACTCTTTAAAAAAGATATGGACAATAATAAAAATGTAGTTGAAGATGCTCTTTTCCAAATTAAGAATTTGGAGGAGACTCTTAAAGAAAACGCAAAAGGAATACTTCAGTCTACTATGAGTGAAGAAATCAAACAATTGGTAAAAGAATCCCTTAAAGAAGCAAAAGACGAAGAGGAGATTGACGAACAAGACGAACCTATGGCAGGTGAGGAAGAACTCGATACTGAAACAGAAGTTGAAGACGAGGACATGGACGATGAGATGGAAATGGGCGTAGACATGGACGATGAGGAAATGGATATGGACGATGAAGAAGAAATGGACATGGACGATGAGGAAATGGATATGGAAGATGAAGAAACTATCGATTTGACAAATGCGTCAGATGACGAAGTTTTAAGAGTATTCAAAGCTATGGGAGATGAAGATGGAATCGTTGTGAAAAAAGAAGGTGGCAATGTTCACTTTACAGACGGTGATAACGAGTATATGATCCAATTAGGAGAATCAGAAATGGAAGACGAATTATACGAAATGGAGGACGAGATGGATTTTGATGACCTTGAAATTGATGAAATGGAAATGGAAGACGAAATGGAAGAAACTATCTACGAAATCGAAATGGAAGATGAAGATGACGAGGAAATGGATATGGAATTTGAATTGGACGAAGATGCAGACATGGATATGGATGAGTTGGACGAAGACGCAGACATGGATATGGATGAAATGGACGAAGAAGAGGAAATGGAAGTAGACATGGAAGCGGTTATGGAAGCAGTTAAAAAAGCTATCAAACCTAAAGGAGTTGGAATCGGACATGGTCCTAAATTCAATTATGATAAAAAACCTAACATGGGTGGAGGTTTTGACGAAAAGAAAAAAGAAGCTTTCGGAAAAGGAACTAAAGCCATGGGAACAGGTAAAGCAAAATTTGAATACAAGGAAGAAAAAAATTGGGGTTCAAATAAAGGTGAATACAAACGTAAAAAAGTAGATGGAGTAGAGAAAAAAGCAGGTAATGTTAAAGGTCACTACAAAACTTACGAAAAAGAAGAAACTAAAGAAGCTGCAAGAACTTTAGGTAATGGATCTAAAGATGGTAGTCGTGGACTTAGAAAAGCAAGATTGAATAATAGAAATATGGAGTTCAACCCATTCAAACTTTCTGAATCATCAATTAACGAGGTTAACTTGTTGAGAGAGAAAAATGAAGAATACAAAAAAGCTCTTGATGTATTTAGAACTAAATTGAACGAAGTTGCTGTATTTAACTCAAACTTGGCTTACGCTACACGTTTGTTTACTGAACACTCAACAACAAAACAAGAGAAAATAAGCATTCTTAAAAGATTTGACAATGTTGAGTCTTTAAAAGAATCAAAAAATCTTTACAGAACTATTAAAGATGAATTATCATCTTCTACAGGTTCTAACGGAGAACAAAAATTAACTGAGTCAATTGAAAGAACTGTTAATAAAACTGTATCAACAGGTTCATCAGCAAACTTAATTGAATCAAAAACTTATGAGAATCCACAATTCTTAAGAATGAAGGATTTGATGGGAAAATTAAAATAAACATAAACACAAATAATAAAAAACCAAAAAAATGGGAGCATTATTAGAATCAGGTCTTGTAGGTAACATCGGGTTGAAACACCTTAAAGTTATCAAAGAAGACACAATTAACAAATGGGACAAATTAGGATTCCTTGACGGTCTTAAAGGTCACTTAAAAGAAAACGTAGCTCAATTATATGAGAACCAAGCGTCACACCTTATCAACGAAGCATCTTCAGACGGTCAATCAAACGGAGCGTTCGAAACAGTTGTTTTCCCGATTGTAAGACGTGTATTCTCTAAATTGTTGGCTAACGATATCGTATCTGTACAAGCAATGAACTTACCTATCGGTAAATTGTTCTACTTCGTACCTAAAATCCAAGGATATGAAAACGCATCTTCTGAGTATGCTAACTTATACCCTGACACTGTTGACACAGCAGGTGGAGAGCACTACGCACCACTAGGAGCACCAAATGGTCCTACTAACCCTAACGTTGGTTATGACGCAACAGCTGGTGGTTACCCATACAAAAAAGATCTTTACGATTTATTCTATGAAGGTAACGAAGCATCTTTAGATCCTCCAGGATTGTTCGACTACTCAAAAGGTAGATGGACTGCGGTAACTGCTAATACAACTGTACAAGCGTGGGTTGGTAGTTCATTAACTAACACTACTATTAACTCATCTTACACAGGTAACCAAAGAAAAGTTATAATCAAATTAGAAGGATTTGCTAACGCAGGTGCTGGTAAATTGATCGGTCCTGATGGTAACGAAATGGATACTGAAGCATTCCTTTCTGACTTAAGAATTTATGGTAACTCAACTCTTTCTGCGTCTACAACACCATGTAACGTTATTAAAGGTACATACCAAGGTAACACAGTATTTGTTCCTTTATTATTCAGAGTTGTAACTCAAATTTACGGTAAAGGTATTGTAGAATATGGTAGTAACAAACAAACACAATTTACGGCTAACGGTAATAACTATAACAGCCCATCAACACCTCCAACAGGTAACGGATCTAGTTTCTATGATGTATGTGATGCTAACGGTAGAATTTACTTAGAAGTTGACTTATCTTGTCCTGTATGTGCTGACTGTGACGCAACATCATTAGATGGTTACACAGGTACTACACTTTTCTCAGGTGGTGCTAACGTATTCAACGCTTGGTATAGAAGATACGAAAGCTTAGAATTCGAAGATCAAATTGGTGAAGTTTCTTTTGACCTTGAGTCAGTAACTGTATCTGTTACAGAAAGAAAACTAAGAGCACAATGGTCTCCTGAATTAGCTCAAGACGTTGCGGCGTTCCATAACATCGATGCTGAAGCTGAATTGACAGCGTTGTTGTCAGAGCAAGTAGCAGCTGAGATCGACCGTGAAATCTTACGTGACTTACGTAAAGGTGCAGCATGGCAATTACGTTGGGACTACAACGGATGGAGAAGAATTAGTCAAACAACATCTTACACTCAGAAAGACTGGAACCAAACATTGATTACAGCAATCAACCAATTGTCAGCACAAATCCACAAATCTACTTTGAGAGGTGGTGCTAACTGGATCGTTGTATCATCTGAGGTTTCTGCTATCTTTGACGATTTAGAATACTTCCACGTATCTAACGCGGCTCCTGAGCAAGATCAATACAACATGGGTATTGAGAGAGTTGGTACATTATCTGGACGTTACCAAGTTTACCGTGATCCTTACTTCCCGCCTAACCAAGTGTTAATCGGTCACAAAGGAACATCATTGTTAGACACAGGTTACATTTACGCTCCGTATGTACCTCTACAATTAACAC